ACGGCGGGTTTCTGCGCCTCAGCAGTGCCTGCTATTACCGCAGCCGCCATGCCGTCCACCACCGCGTATGGTAATGTGTTTGGGATAGGTATGTATAGGGGCATGTTATTCGATTAATTTATATTCTCCCGCCTCTGTCCTTTTCGGTTGCCCGTCTTCAGTCCGCTTGGCGTTTGGCGGTATCGCAGGGATGCCCTCCGATATGCGCCCGCTCAGGTTGTAGCTCGTCCCGGCGGGCAATTTAGCGCCGTCAATCAGGCACTCGCATATAGCCGCCCCGGATTCAAACCGCACGGCTAATCCCGTATTGCCCGCCAACGGGCGAAATGGGCAGCCCTCGGCAATAGGCGCAACAGTTGATAGCTCCCACTTCGCCCACCCGCTCTGCCCCGCAGCCTCTATACGGTTTATAGCGTAGCCGATACTCGTCAGCTCTGCATTGGTTTTGCGCCACGTTATGCGGTACAGCGTCATACCGTTCCGCAGTACCGCCCCGTCAAGGTCTGCTAACGTCTCGGGGTCAAAGGTCTCGATGCCTGCCGTCCATGCGCCCGCAGGCGTTAGGTAGTCGCGGGCCGCAATCGGTGCGGAGTAGAAAACATATTCCGTCTCCCCCGCCCTGCCGAACTCGTCCACCCCAGACAATAGCATTTTGTATGCTATGTGGATGTTCCACCCCGCAACGCCTGAGTAGTTGGATGCTTTGCGGTTTAACCCGTTCTGGGGTTTGGCGGTATCAAAAAATTGCGTTGCCGCCTGTATCTTTTGCCACGCCTGCCAAGGTAGTTTCTGCCCCGCAGCTATTGAGTAGCTTTGCAGGTCGCCGGTGCGTGCGCCGGTAAGGATTGACAGCTCTGCATAGCTGTCTGCCTGTGCCAGCGGATAGGGTTTGCGAGCGTAGCTTGCAATCTGCTGCACCCCGTTCGATACGATGTTTTCCCCCAGCCCTACCGGCGTGCTGTCTAGCTCGAAATGCCCGTCTAGGTCGTCAGGGTGCGCAGCAATAACCGCTTGGCTTATGCTTATTATTTTCGCCTGCTTTGCAAGGTCAATCGAAAAAAAGAATCTTGAAAACAATCCGTCTTCTATCCAGCCCTGAAAATCGGTACTGCCCCCCGTTGGCATATCCTGCCAATGCTCAGAAATCTCAATCCGCGGATTGACAGCCAGCCCCGGGATTGTAACCTCGTTGCTGTACGCCCGTGCGTCTGCCAGCAGCATTATCTTGTTGCTGTTTGGCAGGCTCAGTGTTTCGTCCCCAATCTGCACGGCTATTAGGTAGGACGGATTGACCCCAGCCCTCAGCTGTGCCGACTGCTCTGCCGTTGGCTCTATCTCAGCAACGATTGCCAGCGACTGCATATCTATCGTATGCGCCTCGATTGTGCGCACCATGCCAGCCCCTACGGACTGCCCCGCGCCCACCTCAACAAACTCTATCGTCTGCTGCCAGATAGGTGCAAAACTTTCTGGTTTGTTTGTGTACTCATCTGCAGTTGGCAGGCGGTATATGTACAGCCCTACCCTGCCTACGGGCGTAATGCTGCCGCTCTTGGCAGTTACTATTATGGTTGTGCGCACCCGGCCGCTGACCCGCAATGCGTCAGCTGGGGCAAGGGTTGCGCTGTCTGCATACTCGATGCCCGCCAGCTCAAACTCAGGGTCTAACCCGTTAAACGTCTCCCCGAACCATGCAACGCTGCCCTTCGTGTATGCAGCCACGCCTTCCTTCCTTCCTGACGGGTTGGTCAGGGATGTAGAAAACGCGAAATTTTGGGCGTATTTTAGAGTGTTTTGTCCTACGAACGGCGCAATCGGGTCGAGGTTTTGAAGGTTTGCCAGCTCGCCCCCCCTATAAAATGGGAGGATGCAGAAGGTATGCTCGATCTTAAAAATCTGCTTAGCCGCATAGTACAGCTCGTCAGGTGCAAAGCTGTCAAACTTTACCCTGCATGCTCCGCTGTTCCACGCCTTGCTTGCCCCTGCTGGGTGCATACCTACGAATGATGTGCCGATGCCAGAAACGTAATACCGCTGCTCCTCGCCATTTACCGCGCTTGTCCAGCTCGTTGCCTGTGAGGCATTATCTATCAGGTTATACCTATAATCCAGCGCGGTCATTATGCTGGATAATATCATCGTAGCTTTTTCGGTCGTAAAAAAAGAGCCGATTACCCCAAAACTGCTATCCAGTATTATCAGCTTGTCCGATACCGATGTTACGTTTACTATACCTGCGAAAAATGCACCTCCGTTTTCCACCCGCACCCAGACAGCATCACCCGCGGCAAAGCCTTCAGACAGCCAAGAGCCTGCCTGCAGTTCTATGCTTGCCGTTGCCCCGCTGCTGTTATCGACCTTCCAAGGCGTAGATGGAGAGGCGTCAAAGCGCACATGCACCTGCACCGTCTGCTCTACGCGCACAACCTCGCCCGCGCCCCCGACTAGGTTAGGCGCATACGACGCCCCGCTGTGGAACTGGTCGTAAAACTTTTGGTCTAATATGTGGGTTTTAACAGCCATACTTCAGCATTATCTCTTTAATCCTTGCAGCCACTTGTTCCACATGGAACAGTCCAGAACGTGCACCGCGCATCACTTCCTCAAGCTCTGCCCTGCATTGCGCATTCGGAATCTGCGCCAAAGCGGACGCGAATGCTTCCTGCTGCTTCCCTGCGAGTATTTTCAGCTCCTCTGCGTGCCTGTGCAGTGTTTGTACCGTTTCATCCAGCATATCAGTATAGCGGTTTCGTTTGCGCAAATATACCGATTTTCGAGCGGTTTAGGCAAATAAAAAACCCGCCTTTTCGGGGCGGGTTTTTCAAGTTTATTGTTTCAGTTTTTGGCAGTAATAGTACTGCTCTAGTAATTTCTGCACCCCGTCAGCAGGTTCGGTTGTCCCGCTCATCAGCTTGTCAGCAGCATCCCCGACAAAAGCAGTCCACTTTTTCGGCTTAATCTCAAACCGCACCGCGCGCCTGCCGTTCCTGTTGTACAGCAGCAGGCTTGAACTTTTATCCGTGCTACCCGACACCGTTACGGTTTCCCAACCGTACTCCGCGCATTTATCCTGCACCGATTTTATTTTTGCTTCCATGGTTTCCGTGGTTTTTTTTTAACTTCCCTGCCCGTTTACAGAATCGAAAAGCTCTCTGGTTATACTCATCGCGCGGCCTGTGAAAGCCTCCAGCACATCCTCTTTCCATGGCTGGTCTATGCCGCTTAGGGCTATATCTATATGCCGTGACGCCCTATCCCACAAATCTGCGCACGCCTCGTTAGGTTTATACCTCGCCTCGCGGCATAGCATCATAAGCCTACGGATAAGCTCATTACCGCTTACGCTACCCTCTGGTATCACCGAAATGGTATCAAGTAAAGTCTCTACAAAATCTCTCATGGTTCTTATGGTTTTTTAGTTCATGCAAAACTCACCGGCGTAAAACATGCGGCTGCATCCGCGCGGCTCAGGTTCTATGCTGCACCCGCGCAGGCGCACCTGCACCCATGCAGGCAGGCGCACAAGCCCATAGGCTATGGACACGGACAGTTTATCGCTGGATATTTCCAAAGAGTTCACCCACTGGTTTAGCCTCTTTTCTGGCGTCTCCGCTTTCATGGTTTCCTGTTTATTGGTTTTGCCCAGGCTTTTATTCCTGGGATTGTTTGTGCTTTATTTTATCTTTAATCCAGACTCTGCGATTTCTGTTTCTGTCATGTACCCTATTATTCTGCCGCCCCACCCATGCCCGGTGCTTCCGTCCATGCCGTACACTTCGCACTCTACTCCTTTTGGTGATATGTATCCGGGGCTTCTGTACATAGTTTTTCCAGATTTTCCTTTTGTTTCGATTCTAATTAGCTTTTCGCCGTTTCGCTCGTACCATCCAGAAACGTCAGTCGTTACAATCGACACCATTTCATATTCTTTTGAAATGCCGTTCCATATTTTAATATTTTCCATGATTTCCAGTTTGTTGGTTTGTTCTGGTTATACGGCAAAGATACGTTAAAAGTTTCATTATTAAACCTTAATAATACATTTTTACCATTAAAATTTTTTAATCTACGCTTCGATGTACGTTTCTTTTAGGTTGTGCGTGTAAACCTCTGACACCCAATAATCTACCGTTGCCGTATCTGCCGATATGTTATATTCCAGTTTTGTGATTCCGCACTCGTTGCCTGCGGAATCGCGGAAATATGCATTATCCGCCACCTTCAAAAAATCATCGAACCCGAACGGTATCCGAACCCCTTCATAGATAGCCTTTTGCCCCTGCCATTTTTTTACAAAAGACTTTGCTCCGTGGTAATTCTCGACAAAATACCTTGCGCGGACTGTATCCCTATGCCCTGCATCTAATTTTTTCCCGCTAATTTTTAGCATTTTTGGGAGGTTGGTGTTTGGGTTCGACACCTTCAATGCGCCTATGCGGTTTTTCAGGGTGAAAAAATCCTGAGTCGGCGAGCCGAGTACGCCGATAAGCCCGTTCACCAATTCGCCAAGCCCTACCAGAATACCCTCGACTACCCCAACCTCGTTTTTGCGCGTTCCTAACGCCCACGGGATATTAATCTGCTCCAAACCTTTTATGTATTTCGCATCTTTGTTCCGTACTTGGATCGCGTCCGTTATTACTTCGTAGTTCGTACCGCCAAAATTAAGCACCGTCCACTCATCGGACGGGTCGGTCGCAAATTGAAAAATGCGGTTCGCCTTCAGGTCTGCGGTGTTGTAGCCTTTTGTTTTTTCCAGCACGTCTGGCATCTTCCAATCCGCAGCACGTAGCCAATACGGATCATCTGCGGAGCGGAACTGTACCTTACCCCCTTCGATGCAGTAGCACGCATTGAATAGGTCGGAAACGATACGGAACATTTCGGAGCATAGATAGCCGGGGTCTGCGGTGTTTGGTATTCCCGAATCCGTGCCAGCACCTACAGATATGAACCCATCCGCGCCCCACGTATCAGCCTCGTTGTTAGAAGGGAGAAAATAGAGGGTATCCAGCTCCTTTATTCCCGTCTCAAGCTCAAAGCCGAGGTGCTTGCAGGCTTTTTCAAGCAGTGTTTTTAGCCTGCATACTTTATGCGTTCTGGACGGCGGGACTAAGGCTGCAAACATTTTATTTGCCAGCGCCAGAACGGCGTATGTTATGCCTGCCACGTAGGCAACGTTTATCACAGCTTTGCCGGCCGCCCTAATCGTAACCATGAGCGGCCCTGTAAACCCTGCTGCAAATAGAGCCGCTAATTCGTTTATCGCATCAATTGCTTTGTTGGCAGCCTCTACGCCTTGGACGGCCATCATGTAGCCGGTAATCGCGGATGTTATCAGCACCATCGTATTATCCTGCTTTTCGACAACATAATACAGCTCTTCATAATCCGCCTGCCCAATAACGCCAAGGCTCTCAATGTAGCCGTACGTCACCCCGCTCAGCATCTCGTTTAGCCTGTCTGTCCCGCCTTTTCGCCTCAGGGAGCAGGATACCCGCCCGATATGCGCGGAGTCCCCGAACCCGTCCGTTAGGTCAAGGTAGCCGTCAAACACGGCTTCCTGCGCCATATTGTTGGATACTATCAGCTTGCACGGCAACCCCTCAAAGATACCCACGCCCCCAGCCGTACCGCCTGCGATGTGTGCCAGTACTGCCTTCCTCGCGGATAGCGTCAGCTCTATTTCAGACAGCGTGATATTTGCCTGCGGGTCGTTCTCGCCCCATGTAGCCAGCACCCCCAGCTCCTGCCAGTCCAGCATTATTGGATGCTCCGCGCCTTCCAGCTCCAGCCTTACCAGCCCCTTCCTTCCCGTGTAGCTCATTTGGTCGCAAAATGAAAAATTAAAAACTGCATCCCGAAAAACAAAGGTATCTGTATCGGCTCAAAACCGCCGAGGCTAAAAGTCGCCATGGCAGCCCAGATATTCATGCACGGCAGGCACAGTCCCATCGGTTTCAGTATCTGCCTCCAGCGCCTCGCTGTTTTCGTTTTCCGCGACCTGATCCACATCAGGCACAGCAGTAGGTAATACCTCCGCAGGGGCATCCCGTACTGCATCGACTTTTGCAGCAGGAGCGATATTCCCGCCGCCGCCAGCGCGTGAAAAAACAGGCCGAGTACGCCCGCACCCGCTACATCCGCGAATGCTATTTGCATAGTTTCCATCTTTCGGTAAATTATTAAACATGGCATGATAATTTTTATAGTTTTACTGCTTAGTACCCGCCAAAGGTAGCGGTTTTGAGGCTCTCATGGTTCGGGTTTTCAAGGGTATTCTTTCAGTATTTTGCGCCGTATCAATATGATAGGTGTTATTTCCACGGCGCAAAAATGTTCCACAGCTACCGAAAGATAGGCTTTTTGGCGTAGTGCTTTCGGGTTACTTTGTTTTTGCTTTCGATTGTATCGATTACCGCTCTTTCGGTTGCATCATAATCCCTGCCGGTATAGACTGGCATAGACTGGATAGCCGACACAACCCGGTCAAGTTTCGCCCCGATAATCGGTGCTTCTTGGCGTGCCTCTGTTTTCGGTGTTTCCGCTCTCAATCCCGCATGATACGCCCGAGTATTTTCCGCGTTCAAAATTGTCTCGTTCTTGTCCACCCTGACGATGTAGCCGTCCCGCCCGGGCATGTGCGGTTTTCCGAACGCCTCGCCTACCGTTTTTTCGTTCGTTCCCTCCCATGCTGTGGGGAGCGACTGCACGAACGCCTGCAATACAGCAACATCGGTAATCGTAGAGCCGAGCGGGTTAGGGTCATTAGCCCCCACTTTCGCGGCGTAAACCTTCAATGCGGTGAGCGCCATTTCTGCCTGCTTTTGCCTCTGTATCGTTTTTTCGCGTTCCAGTTCCAGCTCTGCCTGCTTTTTCTGCTCAAAGGCGAGGTTTTCCGTCACTGATTCTACGCCCGCCATTGCCGCCTCGCGGAGCTGGTCCTGTCTCGTCTTGGTAGCCTCGATTGCTTTGTCAGCTTGCGCGATTTGCGCCTCGAATTGTTTTGCTATTAGTGTTCCTGCCGCTTCCAGCCCTGCCTGCACCAGCTTTGCGCTTTCGTCTGTCTGCTTTTTCAGTGCATCCTTTGTCAGCTTCCCGCTCTGCTCTAATGATTTCAGCTCTAGCTGCCTTATCTTTTCGCGCGATTCCTCAACTATCTTATCCCGCTCCGCTTTTATTTCACCCTCTGCGCCTGCGGTTGCCTTCAATGCTTCCAGCTTGTTGTCTCTTAGCATCTCTTCCTGCTTAATTTGGAGCGCAAGGAGCTTCTTTGCCGATTCCTCTGCCAGCTTGTATTTCTCCGCGTTGTACGCCTCATCCTCCGCGATTGCCTCCGCGTGCGCGTCATACTGTTCCTCTGCCAATGTTACGGCTACGCCCTGCCGGAACTCCGCCAATGCCTGCTCTGCGGTCAATACGCTGTTAGCCCTCTCTTTTGCCTTTTCGGCAAGGTCGCGCTCTGCCTGCTCCAAATCCTGCACCGCCATTTTGCGCTCGCGGATAATTTCGAGTATCCGCGTAGCCACGTCATCATCCACCGTCTTCAGTTTCAGTTTTTCGCGGATTACGCGCTCATCGCTTTCGTTTGCCAGCTCATCCAGCGCCAGTTTGCGTCCGACCTGCTTTTCCGCCAAAGCCTGCTGCTCCAGAAACGCCTTATCGGCAAGTATCTTTGTTTTTTCAAGCACCGCACCCCTGCTTTCCAGCGTCCGGGTGTCATCTGCGATTATCTGCTCGTTTGCCGTCTTGACCGCATCGAACGCGTCCACCGCAAAATCGAGTTTCTGCTGGAACAGTGCTTTCTCCCTCTCGCGCCTGAGCCTCGCATCTGCCTCTGCCTGCTCGTTCTGCTCTGCTTCTATCTCTGCCAATCGGTTCACCGCTCCTGCCAAAGCGTCCCGCGTTTCGGTGCTTAGCTTCAGCTGCTTGTCTTTCGCCTCCAAAATTTTCAGGGAGCGGATTTCTTCATCGGTGTACGTAATCAGGGAGCGGGAAGAATCAATATCAGCTTTCGCCTGCTTGACGGCGAGGTCGAGCTGTTCCTCTGCAAGCTGTTTTTCCAGCGCACGCCTCTGCTTTGTTTTCTTTATCGCTTCATCCTGTGCTTTGGTCTGCTGTTCATACGTTTTCGTTCCATCCTCTGCAATGCCCTGCAGTACCGCAGCCTCCCCGTTCAGCTTCGTAATCTCGGCTGTCAGCTTTGCTGTTTTGTCGGCAAGATAATCCTGCGCGTAGGCCATTTTATCTATACCCTTGTTGTTCTTTTTTATCGCTTCAAGAATACCGTCCCACGCCTTTTCTCCCTCTTCTATCGTCTTGTTGTTTTCCGCTATCTCTTTATCCAGCCTCTCGACCTCTTTCGTGTTCAGCTTAAGGATAGCCATTGCACGCTCGTATTTTAGCGTGACGTTGTTTAGGCTTGCAGCCCACCCTTTGAACATGCGGAAAATACTCGTGCCAAGTATTACCAGCGTACCTGTTATCTGCTTAATTTTCACCTCCAATGCTATGCCCGCCTCGCGGGAAGAGGCAAAAGCAGAGCCAAGGGCTGCCGCAAAAGCGATAACCGTACCGATAACAGAGCCTTTGATTACTTTGTTAAGCGTGGATACTTTTTTCCCCGATTCATCGGCCGCACCCCCAGCGTTCCGCAGGCTTTCGGCATATTCTGCAATCTTGCCTATCATCCCGCCCGTGGCCGCATCCAGCCTGACAAGTATCCCGCCCCACGCCTCAGAGGATTTGAGCGCATCCTGCACGCTTTCAGAATAATTGCCAACGTTCATTTTAGCCTGCTTCAGCTTGTCGCTGTTTTCTGCTATCAGCTCGTTGTTTGCGTTAATTTCCGCATTTATCTCCTTGATACGCGCAATGCCTTCCTCAGTTTCGAGGTTCAGGCCTGCGCGTTCCGCTGCTAGCTGTCGGTTTTTCGCCGCCAAAGTTTCGAGCGTAGTTCCTACGCTGCCCTCCACTATCACCTCATCCCGCAGAGCCTGCGTCCGCGAGCGTATGGCGGCCTGATCCCTTAATCTCGCTTTTATGCCAGCATCGGTCTGGGCTAGATGCCTCTGTGCATCTTTATACGCTTCTCCCCTTCGTTTCTTTTCAGCTTTTGCGTTCTTTTCAGCTTCTTTTTCCGCCTGCGCTCTCTCTTTCGCCAGCTTCTTTTCAGCAGCCTCGGCGATCCGAACACGCTCTTTTACTCCTGCCTCCGCCTGCCGTGCCAGTTTCAGCTGTTCAGCCGCCGCTGCTTTTTCTGCCTCGGTTGCCCTCTTGGCTCTTGATTCCGCCGCCCGCACCCGCTCTTTCGCGCCTGCCTCTGCCTCTTTTGCGGCTGCGGTTCTTTCTTTCGCGGCCTGCTTTTCAGCCTCTGCGGTTTCTTTCGCTATGCGCTTAGCCTCCGCCTCTGCCTTCTTGGCTTCCTCTGCCGCTTTCTTTTTCTCTGCTGCGGTTTTCTTAGCTTGTTCTGCCTCAGCTTCTTTTGCTTTCCTGTTTTCGTCCGAGGCTTTCTTCGCTTTTTCCTGCGCCTTAGCCAGCTCCGCCTCAGCTTTCGCCAGCTGCTCTGCCAGCTTAGCCCGCTCCGCCTCTACTTTCGCCAGCTGTTCCTGCGCCAGCGCGTAGGTCTCGATTGCTTTCGCTGCGGTTTGGATGTTTTTGTACCCTTCCAGCGGCGTCTCGTTTGCCAGCTTTGCGCTCTGTGTGAGTACTGCTTTTATTGCGGTTTCTATGCCTGCGAACGCCGCCTCTGCTTCTTTCGCGGAGGCTATCGTATTTTTGAACAGGTCGGAGTCGAAAAAATCCTCATTTTTTAACTTGTCCATTGGCTATTTTTACTAATGTGTAATACTCGCGGACGCTTAATTCTTCTTTTTTCAAGTGGTAGCCCTGCATTTTTGAGAGCTGCATCAGGTCTTCAATCAGGTTTGCGCCGGGCTTTGCAAGTTCTTTCAGGATTGCTTCAGCTTCCCGCGCCTCTATTTCCGCCAAGGTCAGCTTGAACCTGTCCCCAGCCCTTGCCTCTTCAAGGTATGCTATTTCCCGCCGTTTCGCCTGCAAAAGGCGTATATAGTCCTGATTCGCGCCTATTATTGCCGTAATCCCGTCATTTATGCCCTCCCATGCCTCGTTCAGCTCTTTTTTGCTTCCGTCCCCCAGCTTTTGCAGGTCTCCAGTTTCCTGAATCTCGCGGAAGAGTACTATGTTTAGTGTGTCGATTGTGTGTATTTTCATGGTTTTAGCGTCTGTTTTAACAATATCTGCATCTTTTCCCGCATTAAATCCGCTAAAATAGCCTTGCTGCCCTCCGTCAACCCGATAATATCCTGCCCGTATTTCGCACGGAGGTCTTCAAATTCGCCGTCTTCGTTTATGACGTATGGGTCGTAAACTATCTCCGCACCCCCCGGCATGGGTTTAACCCCGAAAGAGGCATGGAAAGCCCCCGTCTCATAAAGAGTTACCCTGTCATCGGGAAGCCCGACATCCAGTTTATGATCTATTGTGAAGGGGGTATAGGGCGGGCGCAGAGGTTTGCCCAGGGAGTCGATACCCTTATCGTACAGCTGTTTTCTGGTGTTAAGCTCTACTATTGTAGCTTGCACATCCTTATCCTGCCAGATTTTAGAGGCTAATCCCCCCGCATCCAGCCGTATAATCATCCCGAAAAGTATCTTTGCCAATCCAAACATGCGCAAAGATACCAAAAAACGTGCGGTTTTGGCAAATAAAAAAGCCCCTCCAAAAGAGGGGCTAATCTTCTTAGGATAAGTAGGTTATGGTATTACTACCAAGAAGTCCATGAACAAACCGCTGCGGCCTGAAGTTATCACCAGCACATCCCCCACCGCCTGCGCAGCAAAAGCGATCGCGTAGATACCCTTGCCCGTCTCGGTTACCGTTGTGGGTACTACCGCCGTAGAGGTCGTGCGGTTCTGGATTGCAAAATCCGCAGCCTTCAATCCTTGGATGTGGTGCGGGTTGTTCACAGTGCCGTATTCGCTGGTAAGTTCTGCGGTAAACCCAGTCGTGGTGATTACCGTAACCTCTGCAAATGCGTCAATCAATCCGCCCGATGCCGCAATATCTGCGAAATTCGCAGACGTGGTGAACATGTCGATTTTTTCGTCAAGTTCGTACTCCGAGTAGGCGAACATCATATCTACCTGCTGGACAGCCTCGCGGGTCGGCTTGACAAGCGAAACGTGGAACGTCCCTTCCTCGATCAGGTGCGGGTAAAAGTTCAATCCGTCTTCAGAAACTGTTCCAGACAAACGGTTTTGCCCATCAGCATTGAAGCAGGATATTTGGGCGCACTCCGCGCCTTTGAGTTTGGACAGATATACGTAGCTCGCCCGGACTGCTGAACCTTTGAAGGTGCGCGTGCCCTCGCGTAGGATGAACGCCTTGCCGTCAATCTCCTGCGTAACAGGCTCTGCCCTAACATCTTCAACAGTGGACAGCTTCAGGGTCGGATACCACCGCTTTGTCTCGTCCGGGTCGTTAATCCTCGCCGTGATGTACGCCTGATCCACCACGGTGTTCACTGGGATTCCGTTTCTCGTCCCATCTGCTGCCGTCGTGTGCATCAGGAACAAAAACTGGGTAACATCCAAAAGCTGGATGCACCCTGGGCGTCCTGTGTTGCCTATCGCAACATCGCAATTGCATAATGCCATAATGCTTTTATTTTTAGGTTGTTACTCTATACAATTTGTTTTCTTCTTAATAGGAAGTTTGAGCCTCAGTTCTACCCCGCTCAGCATCTCGTCAAAGATAGTCCTGATATGCCCGCGCTCCTGGGCAAACCTGCCAAAATCTGCGTGCGGTATCGTATCCGCGTACTCGATCAGCTCGCCTGCGAACAGGGGGGACAGCAAAACCTGCGAAAGAAAGTGTTGGGCGAGCGCATCCATGCGGCGCACCGTGTTGTCATAATGCGCATCCGTAAGCCATGCCGGGTCTGCATTATCCAGAAAAAACAAGATAATCTCGCATTCCCGCTCTATCGGGCTGGAATCTGCAAAAATCTGCCTGTCGCGCAAAATCTCGTAAAGATACACCGCTGGAAACTTTGCGGCGGAGGGTAGCGTACCCAGCTCTATATTTACGGATATTGGCGTCCCGTGCAAAAACTGGGGCGGGGGTATCACTACCGACTCCGCCAGCTGAAAAACACCCTCGGCGGTTATCTGCCCAGCCGATACGCTCAGCACCTTTGCAGGCGTGCCGTCCACCAATACTTGCATCCCAGCGCGTAGATGCAGGGCGTCCGCAACTTCCAGCAAAGTGCTGTTCTGCCCCGCGATTGCCTGCAGAACTGGCTGCTGCAGAGGCAAAGAGGCTATGAAGCCTCCGACTATATCGGCAATCTGCTCTCTCATTTCGCTTTGCGCCGTTTTTTTATCCGGTCGCAGATAGCCCATGCGCCCAAAGCGATACCGATAATCAGGCTAACCGTTTCCAGATAGGAGTTTAAGAACTCTAATTTAGAAGCAATCCATGCGCCTGAAGAGCCTGATAACCCTAAAATCTGCAAAAATCTATCCTGCATTACGCCTCGGTTGTTAGGATTGTGAAAAGCTCATCGTTGCTTGATACCGGCGAACCGTTAACGGTTGCGAACATGGAGTAATGCACCTCATCGCTGTCGCCGCCGTGGTAGCGAAACCGTACGCACTCATTGCCGCCGGAACCTACCAAGTTGATAGACATTACTGCATCTTTGCGGATGCAGGTTTTGCGGACGTTGCCGAACGCCCCTGCAAGGTCGCCAAGATCTAAATGGATAGCCGTTGCCGTAGTGGTCGCTATTATCATAGCTCTGCAAAGTTTAGGGCCGCATAAACCGTTAGGTTGTTTGCCAGCGGGGTTACTGCCAGAACGGCAAAATTAGAACCTGACAATTCGAGCAGCACGCTGGGGGAGGTGTCCCCCACCGTGTTTTTAGCTGCGTACCCCGCAGAGGCTGCAATGGGCGTGCCTGTTACTGTGTGCGTGTTGTCTAATACAGCCCCCAAGGCAGTACTGCCCCGGACGGCTACATAGTCCCCTGCAGCCAATCCCGTAACCGTTGGGTTGTACAGCAGCTCCCACAATAGGTTATTGTTGGTCGCCGCCATTACCGCCAAAGAGTTGATATACAGCTTAGGTGTTCCGCCCGGCTTGAGCGCCAAAACCGCGTATCTTGTCCCCGAAGAGGGCAGTGTTACCGATGCCGCCACGCGCCCGAAAGAGCGTGGGCAGGTTTTGCGTTTGGGTTCGCCCCTCCGCTGCTTGAAACCGGGGCGAACCCGATATACTCAGCTGACAGCTTAGCCGTTAAGCCGTCCCGCGTCCAAGGCCCTGCAGGTTCGGTTACTTGGCTTGCAGATATAGGCGTTTTAAACGCGTATGGATTGCGCTCCGTTATTTGGTCGGATAGGTACAGCACATCGGCGTTTGTGGCGCATAGGCTCAGGCAGGCGTTCTGGCTGGGGGTACATAGCAGGATAACTCCTGCACTGCTCCGCAGTACGATGTTCCCGCCTTCAAGCGTTATGCGTGTTATTACAGCCATGTAGTGCGGGTTCTTGGCGTACCTTTGTACGACGTGTAATCGTAGTTCTGCGGGTTGTAGCTGATATACTGCTGTATGGCAGTGTACCGCGACACTCCCTTGTTGTATTTTAGGTGCAGCCCCGCGCCTATGCCCGATACAGGCGTGGAGTTTTCAGCCGCCGCAGAGGTTGCGCCTATCTCGCGCATCTGCGTTGCCTGCATCCTGCCGTACTCGAAAAATACGAAATACATCAGCATCCGCTTAATTCCCTCGGACATCAGCACCTCGCTGCCGCACTGCACCGCGAACGGTGCGCGGAGTACTTCGTACTTCAGCTGCAGGCACTCTTGCGTGTCCACATCAAAATCGGCAATGAACGCCTCAGCCATTTCAACACCGAAAAGTTCCCAGAGCGTTTCTGTCTCGACACTGTCGCAAACCGCCTGGAGCGTTGCCTCTGACAGGTTATTATATGCCAGCTTCAGGTCGCCCTGCGCAAAGTCTGACGGTTTGACAAACAGGCTCATGGGTTACTTCTTTGCGGGTTTTTCGACTGCCGTGATCTTGGCTTCCAGCGCAGCGATAGTTTCGCGGGCGGCTGCCAGTTCGTTTTCAAGCAGCTTGACCTTTTCCGCATCGGTCAAAGCTTTCGGCTTCTTAGCCTCTTCCTTCGCCCGCTCGATGCGTGCCAAGTTTTCCTTGGTCACATTGGCAACATACTCCGCCTGCTCTTCTTCGCGCAACTTACGGGCAGCTGCTTTGTAGTCTGCGAACCCTTGCGGGTGCGACATCTCCGCAACACCCTCGCTAACCAAACGCGCACCTGTTGCGGTGTCGTAGTTTGCAACAGTCCCCGCCTTGATGCCCGCCGAATGATCCCTCAAAAATTTTATGTACATGGCTATGTATTTTTTTAATAATGCCCGCAGGTTATTGGCCTGCGGGCGGTTATTGGTTAGGGCTTGGTGATTGCTGTCTTGATTGTCGCAATGTCATCGTAGATGATTGCCTGCTCGTCAAGTTTTTTGACGAACATGTGCGCCCGCGACTCCGCCAAAATTACAAACCGGTTGCGGATGAAATCATCGTTTACCCAGCCGATTTTAACGTTGTACGGCAGGTAGCTGGTTACGTTGTACACAGATGCGTCAGCAACCAATATTTTGCCGGTCGGGATCTCTGCATTAGGGATGATTGTTACCCCGCCCACCGAAACAGTATTGCTGAGGCTCGCAGTCGGGAACAACGGCAATCCGTTTGCATCCTTCGCGGAAACGAAATGGATGAAGAAGTCCACATGGTTAATCAGTACGATGTTGGCCATGTACGGCGCTTCGTCTGCGAAGTTGTGGGTGTCGGCAATGTCCACGATGCAGGCATTGATTACGTCCATGATGTTCGGGTTCTCAACCTGGACCGCCATTGCGCCTGCCGAAAACACACGCCCGTAAGCTGTCAAGCCTTTCGGGTTCGTACCCAAACCGTCAGAAAACAGGATTATGTTCTGGCGCTTCAGGTCGTGCTTTTTGCGCAGGTAATCCGTTGCCAACGACTGGACGTTCGGAATGTCCTGCGCGGCTTCCTCGGTCAGCTTTGTCCACACCGCAATTTTGAACGGCGTTGCATAACGGGTCTCGAAGCGGAAATCAATCTGAGGCTTCAAACCGCCTTCAGTTACCAAGCCCGCATCCCCCTCTTTCGGCAGCATGTCCGTGTAGGCGTAAGCCGCACGGTCAGTCGGCATGAGCGTAATCACCGAGTCGATGAACGGAGTTTTGAGGTTGATAGGGCCTGCAGGTGCTGTCTGGATGCCTACGATTGCAGGCGTGCCGTCTGGCATGGTAGCCGATGACGATGTAACCGCGCCAACGGCTTTGTACTCGATGTACCCGCCTTTGGTGTGCAGCCCCTTGATAGTTTCCGCGTTTTCTGCAACAAACTTTGCAACCTCGCCAAGCACGCTTTTAGGAGCTGCAAGCCCGCCCGACATCAGCTTGCCGATTACCAAGCCCTGCTCCTTCATAGCCGTTTCCAGCTCTTCAGTTTTAGCCTTGGCTTCTGCCGCTTCTTTGCGCACCGCGTCCAGCTCTGCCTTGCGGTTCGCAGCCAGATCCTTTGTGTACATTTCCTGCTGTGCAGGGGTGAGGCTGTTATACTCTGCCTCGTTTAGGGTTTTGAATGTTCCGTCTGCGTTACGCCCCCTACTGATTTTTTTTTTTTTACAAATGTAGGAAATAAAATGATTTATTGCTTTTCGGTTCTTGTGTTCCACATGGAACACTTTTCGCCCCGGCTGGAAGTGTCGGCGTTGCGAAGTTGCTTCCCCGCAGAACCGCCGAACCTTCCATGATTTTTGCCTCGGTGACGGCGAAAAAGTAGCCGTCTTTAATGTCCGCCCCGTTTGCTATCAGGGGGTAGTAGGTTTGCCAATTGGCGTATTCTTGTTTTTCGTCTTTGTCGTCAATCGCGAGGTGCAGTTTAACGTAGCGCATCCCTACGCTGTGCTGCTTTACCCTGTTCTTTTCGTACTTTTCAAACATCAGCGGGTTGTCCCCCCTCTCCAAATCTGCATCGAAAATAAGTGCCTGCGTCTTGCCGGAAAAGCCGACACCCAAATCCGCAAAGTCCATGTCCTGCGTATATGCTTTCACCCCGTGGGCAATCACATTCGCAAAGCTGTTTTTGTGTTCTTGGAGCAGGTCGCGCTCTGCTGACTTGGATAGGTCTTTGTCCCACAATCCGTTAATGTGCACATCTTCATGGGAATCGAAAAGGTTGGTCGTGTTTATCACACACTTCCTGTTCATCCTGTTCGGGTCTGCTGCTGGTGCATCGGGTTCGGATTTATCCGATCCTGTTTTCAGGTTGAGGATGTAGCCCCCGCACCCGTCCGCGTATTTCATGGATGCCCGCTTTGCAGCCAATACCTCCGCGCCGTATTTGGCTAGGTACGCCCGTATCTCTTTCGCGCCTGCGAACTGCGATTTATCAATTATCATTTGTTTACGGTGTTTTGGTTCGCCTGCTTGTCCGCCAGTTTCTGCCGTGCTTTCTCTTTCGCTCCGCTCATGGCTTTTTCTTTTATTGTTCCATGTGGAACATTAGAACCCTATTATCTTCCTCAACTCTTCATCGCTCAGCTTGTCGAGGATCTTCCCTGCGATTAGCGGGGGGAGGCTCTTCAGTGTTTCCAGCCTCGGGTCTGGGGCTGTACCCAGTACCGCCTCTGCCTGCTCATCGGTGTAGCCCATGTCCTGCATCAGCAGTGATTTGCGCCCCGTGCGAGGGATAGGCATGGATGCAATCTCGCGGATGCTCTGCATCCGTATCAGGTCGGTCTCTGCGAACTCCTTGCCTGATAGCTTAATCTCATCGACTGCTGATAGGTCGAGTTCCATCCGCAGTTGGCTCTTCCAGTTCGCTTCCAGCCACCACTTGTTGAACGCATTGACAAGGTAGTCGTTTGCCAGCGGGATGAACACCTGCGTATATGCCGCCCGCATTGCCTCGGCCATATTGTTGTAGGTAGAGGCGTTGGGGTCGCCGAATATCTTGGAGTCCAAACCGTACACGCCCGCAACGATGCGGAGCTTTGCCAGCCCCGATTCGTCAAGGTTCAGATCGGCGGGGGACTGGTATAGGTCTGTACTGGTAATCTTGGCGTTCGTAAGATACGCCTTCCCCGCGTTATGCTCCCCGCTTGCCGATGCGTCAAACGCAGCCTGCAGTTTATCCCGCTCTGACGGGGTTATGGGCAGGTCTGAGTTGTTGCTGATAATCTTGGAGCTGCCCCTGTTTTTGAATAGGAAAGCCTCGGTCTCCGCGATGCTCATGGATGCAGTAACCGTCTCGCCTAATACGCTCAGCTTGCTTTTAGGCGTTCCGCAGTTTGAAGGCATTTGGAGGTGCATTACGGTATCCAGCTCTGCTACCCTAACCAGCTTGCCGTTTTGATAAGTTTCGTAGTATGCCAGCTCGCCGCGCGAATTTTTAACGGCTGCGGTTTTGTTGGCCGGCAAGATTTCAAAGTCTTGGAATTTCGTACCGAAGCCAACGGAGGATAGCCCGTTAACGTACGCCTGACCGTGTATCAGCAGGTCGGCTAATAGCTGGTATCGGAACGCCTTCCCCAGCTTATCCCATAGCGCCTGCTCTGGCGAGCCTTGCACCGCTGCACCCTTTGAATTGCGGAAAATGTATGGCAGGGAGCTTGCCATTGTCGCCTGCTTATCCACCACCATGAACGCCGCGTGGCTGGAATCGTATGCCTCTTGGTACTTCTCGGCGGTTTTGAATCGGAACTTCCCAACGCCAAGCCCCAGCGCAGCGAACCAGCTGAGGCCGTTGGCGGGCGCAGCCCGTGGGGTGAAAAACCCGTCAAACCATGAAAACATCCCCACGAGTGCAGTTATTATTTTGGATGTGCAAATATAGGGCAGAATTTTATATTATGCCCCGTTCCTCCAAATATTTTACGGCGTATCTGATACCGTCCATGTGGTGGTTGTATTTGTCAATCGGCTTGTTGATAGCCTTGCCTGTCATGCGGTCTTGAACCCAGCAGTACTGCCGTACTTCGTCTGCAATGTTGGGGCTTTCAATCACGTTCACCCGCCACTTTGACAGCCTCGATATTTCTGCATTCACCGCGCCTTTGCTTATCGGGATGCAGCACCAGTCCCTATCCCTCAGCTCGTTTATAGATTTCTGCTCTGCGCTGTCTGCGATTATCAGGTCTTCAGCTTTTACGCCATGCTCTTTGAACCGCGAATGCAGGCTCGGTTTGTCAGGGTCTTTTTCACCTGGGACGTTCGTCAATTCTGTCTCGTAAAAACATTCCTCTACCCATAGCTCCCCCCGGTGCTTCCATATCCGCCCGCAGGCGGACGGGTCGTTCACATACCCAAAGTCCAGCCAATACGCCAGCGGTTCGCCCATACCCTCGGGGCGTTCCACGTGGAACTTCCAGTTTTTAAAGATTGCGCCGGACTGTGCGGCCCGGACGCCAAGCCCGTAAACGTTCCAGTGCCACTCGTCAGCCGTGCCGTTGGCTATGTTCTCGGGAGTAGGTTCGTAGCCCATAAGCACCTTGCGCTGCCCTGGCGGCAAAAGCGGGTTATCCTTGAAAGTGGAATGAAGGTAGAAGACAGCCTCGGTATAGGTCTTGCCCGTCTTGGCGTCCACAGTCTCCGATACCTTCATCATGCCCCCGCCTTTGCATGGCTTCATGCCTTTGAGCAGGTCGGAGAATATCCAGTGCTTATCCGCGCTCGGGTTGTAGTCCAGCAGGAATATTTCATTCGTCCGCATGTTGAGCTGGTTGAAAACCTCGCGGGATAGGGTCATCGCTTCGTTGTACCAAAATACATCTTGGCGCGGGCCGTGCAGCTTCTTAGGGTCGTCCGTGCCTGTAAAGCGGATAGAGTTGGAATTGTAATAGCCAGTTAGTGTAGTGTTCTGCGTGCTTAGCGCAGCCTCCAGCTCGCGGGACATCAGCAGGAAGTCGTTCCAAATCGTAGGCACTACGCGGACGCGGGACTCGGCCGCCCCGACTATGCGCTTCCCCACGTTAGCCTGCATGTAGGTGTACAAAAACTGCAGGATAGAGTAGGTCTTGGATGACCCAGACGAGCCTTCCAAGACGAACCCTATCTTGTCGTACTTCCCTGCATTTTCCATGTAGCGGTCGAGCAGGAACTCTAATACGGGAGTGCCTCTAAGATTCACCGCGCACTATTGTTATGGATGTTATCGGCGTAGCCTTGCCGTCCTTGACGGTTTCGATGTAGCCTTGGTTTATAGCGTTGCGCTCTTCAGGCGTTGCGACTATGCGGTACAGCATCGCGATGCAGGCAGGGTTGTCGGAGTTGTACATCTTCTTTTCCTGCGTCTTCTTTACTTTGATCTTGTTGTTGTCGCAGGCTTCCATCAGCTTCGTATGCCCCTCCGACCCTGCGGGGTGGTATTCCAATACCGTGCGGATGTGGCACGATATGAACGGATTTATGTCGTAGATACTGAACAGCATGTTTTCATGCACGGCTTTCAATGCCTCTTCAAGTATCTTTCCGCTGTCCAGCTTCTTCCTGCCCTTCTGTTTGCGCTCTACGCCTTCAGGCAGCTTCTGCCTGCTCTTTCTTGCTTCCATGGTTAATTAGGTGTTTTTATTTGTTCAATGCCTCTATTATGTTTTTCTCTTTCTCTGACAAACCCCATACCGTTTTTGGCTTTTCAACTGCTGCGGCTGCGGCTGCGGCTGCGGCTGCGGCGGCTGCGGCGGC